ATGAGAATTATGATGCACGGGTCGTCTTTGTTGACGAGTACGTAAGAGGTCTATGGGATGATTTGGGTTTTAATATCCAAAATCTCATCGGTCTCAGTTGGGAGCTAACCCGACTCTCGCACGTCGTGGACTGGTTCTTTAACATAGGTGACTTAATCTATGCTAATGCACCGAGGGTAAGTATGAAACCGATAACTGCCTATTATTCCGTGAAGGAAGTGGTCAAAAGAGACCTCATCCCTACCGGTTTAACAGGCTTGTTACCGCTTTCGTACACCGTAACTGGCAGCGTCAATGACACTGGCACCGTCATTAGAACTGTCAAAACCCGATGTCATCCGGGATTGGCCTCTGGATTCTCCGTGAAAACTGATTTTAAGTTAACACAGTGGCTCCGGGCTAGTGACGCAGCGGCTATAACAAACCAGCTGTTGCGTTCTATCAGGTTCGCCTGATTATCCTCTTGTTGTTTACTGCAGCATAAATAAGGTTTTATCCTTATGACTTTGTCAATCAATAGTAAGACCTTCACCGCTGATGGGTCGTCTGCGAATGCAGTCGACTACTACGGCCCGGCGAAGACGATCAGCGTCAAAGATAATTTGAAGCTGGCTCGCACTCCGCCTAAGGCTACTAGTACCTTCAGTGGCGTAGGTCGTACGCAAGCCAAACTAACTCGCACGCTCACGTTGACTGGCGCTTTGACCCCGACTCACGAAGGGATCATCGACATTCAGATGAGTATGCCTGTTGGCTTTACGGCGGCGGACGTTGATGCTATGGTTAACGACGTAGCAGCGTGGATGGCCCACGCGTCGTTCAAGCTTTTGGCCAAGAACCTGACCATCACCTATTAATATGGGTGATGCGAAGGCATTGGCTTTATGCTTGTTGGGCGCGATGATCATCATTGCGCTGCTTGTCGTTCCTGCGGGTACCATTTCGGTATCCGCTAAACCTAACGGAGGCATACGTGAAGTTACCCCCGCAGCTGTCATTGCTCCGCAAGTGCAAC